GCCAAGGTTTCGCCAGGCAGTATCGACCGCCTGATTGAGAGACCTGAGTGCTGCATAACACACAAACGCGTTTATAATGGTATTGGCTTCCGTTGTGATTGGTGAGCCAGAACGCGTACCCCAACCAGGATCATATCTGAATCCAGATTGGGTGGTGGCTTTTCTCGCAAAGATGGAGTCGAACAACTTGGACAGGCTTTCCGTGTCTCCATTGTTACTAAAGTACCGCATATACGATGGCTTTACAACTCTCATCTGTAAAAATTCCGAAATTGTACCGTCGAAACGTGAATAATCTGTTTCGATGAAACCGTTGATGGCTACGGGGGCTAATGCCTCGACAGTTTCTTTGCAATTTAGTGCTGGCCCGAACCATGCTTGTGGCTTGCATATATACTCTTTAAAAGCATACGTATAAGCGCTCAGCAACACTGTGGTTGAGGCATGCATGGTGGTGATGTTCCTCGGGTCAGACAATGCTGATGGTTCAGCTTTGCAAAAGGTCTTGAGCCTGTTATGCGCGAGTTGACAAGTCAAAACCCCCCTTGCCAGTTCTGTCCTGGCTCGTTGGTTGGGTCGACATTGAATCAGTTCCACTTGGTAGGTCTCATAGGGAACCCCGGTGCCCGCAAGATGTTTTGGCACCAGTTTATCAATGAACTCAAGCGCATAGTGCTCGTATTTCGGTGCCGGCCAGAGGAAATTTTGTATTTTAAGTACCCTGCCGGCGATAGACGCGTATTCATTGTTTGCTGATTTGACAGGAAACACATTTGGTTCTGTGACGAGCGGGCTGCAGAGCACGTGAATTGGCGTGTTCTTAGGACTGTCGTGGACATATGGCTTCAATGTCTGGTACGTGGTTGGTAAAGAAGGTACCGTTATAACATGAAAGCGCCGATCCGTGGTGTCCACGCCGAGATGTTCAAGCAACCGAGGTGTTATGCTCGTGGCGTCTGGGATGCGATCATAGCTTAGTAGTCTCTCAATCGTTCCCGCATCAATCTGTCTGCCAGCTGCCAGTATTTCGCGATGTTTTGCTTGTACTGTTAAGTA